TTCCAGGCTCACGGCAAGCTCGGCGATCTTTTGCTTGAGCGCATTGCCGAGCTTTGCGTGCTCGGCCTGAGAGCTGGTCAGTAAATACGCTTGCAGCTCTTCGCGCAGCAGTGGCTCGATCTCGTTAAGGTTGCGCTCGATCTCGACCGAGAGATGCGTGCGCAGTTCTGGCAGCGACTCGACGAGCTTCTTGAGCTCGACGCGCTGAATGATTGCCAGCTCGATGAGGTTGTCGATTTGAGTCTGAGTGTGGATCATGTTATTTCTTTTTAGCTTTAACCGTCTTGCTTAACTCGATGATAGATTTTTCTCCAACGATGCTTTGCTTGATCTCATCGACACGGCCGTTCTGTTTCGCGCGGAAATTCTGCACGGCGTCGAGCCACTCTTCGGGCTCCGGTGGTTGTAACGCTGCAAAGGTCTGACGCACTTCGGCCGATGCTGCTTTGAGTTCCTTCGTGTCGGCCTGCTTATTCAGCCTCTCGACGATGGCCGTTGACCAGGAGTAGCCGGCGTCTCCCCCCCACCCGTTCCACGCCTGGTAGCCCTTACCTTGTTCGTCCCAGGTCTCGCCCTGCTTGTCGGCTTCATGCCGATCGAAAAATGCTTTCATGCGGCGCACGGTGTCCTCGGACATCGGCCGCTTGTTCATGATATCCCGTGCCCTGGCAATGCCGACGCTCGTCATGCCGCGCTGCGACATCGGCTTTTTCTCGCGGATCTCGAGCGCGCGCCGAGCGTTTTCCGCCATCGCGTTCGTCGGAATGTAAGAGTCGGTCGCGAAGTTGATCGTGACCAGGTTCGCATCGTTTTCGATCTGCTGGACTGGCTCGATTGCGGCCGGCGCCGCTGCAACGCTGGCGGCCTGTGCCTCGGCTGCGCTCGCCCCGACTGCGTCGCCGGCTGCGGCTGCGGCCGCTGGCGTGCTTGGCAGAGAGGTCGTGGTGAGTCGGATCGCCGTCTCCGGCACACCGTATTTGACCGCGAGTTCCTTCACAAAGCCGGCCTCGATTGCGATCTGCTCGAGCCTGGAGAACGCGTCGGTGCCTTCCTCGGCTGCGATCTCCTGGAGTGATTTGGCACCCTGGCGGTTTTCGTTCATGTTCGCCGCGGATTCACGGCCGACGTCGATCGAGAGCTTGGCCGGGAAGCGCCACTCGCCCTTAGTCGCCCGGCGCAAAGCCTGCACCATGGTCTCGCCGGCGAGCAGCGTCGGCGGCGCAATCTCGCCGCGGGCGATAGCATCGAGGATCACGGCGTCCTTGATCGGATCCAGGACCTTGTCGGTGAGCACGCCTTGCTGCTTCGTGAAGACACGATCGGCTGCTGCAAACTCCGCCCGAACGCTCGGTCCGCGAAAGTCACTTGTTCCAAATAAAACTCCCTCGGGGATCCCAACCGAAAGACTTATCTCGTGCATTAAATGCTGGACGAAACCGGTAAACGCCTGCGATGGACGCGACGGCATGACCTCGACGCGGTCGGAGTTCTGGAAGTAGCGAATCATGCCGACCTCGGTGAGCTCGTTTTTCTGCTGCTGCCCGTTCGGCAGAGTCATCGTCGGATTCGGCTGGAAAAGATTGCGCGGGTTCGCGGTGCCGCGGTCGTTGAAGATCAACGCCGCCTGTTGCGACGAGAAACGCACGCCGGCCTTTTCAGCCTGTAAGATCTCGTGCAGCATCCGAGCGGTCTGGATTCCGCTAGCCAGATCTGAGACGCCACGATATTGGTCGCTGCGATTTGGATCGAAGTAATGCGCGAACTGATTCGCTGGGATGTCCTCAGCGCCGAAGTAAACGCCGTTGCGATCTACGCGGTAGATCCGATATGCGACCGGCTGGCCAAAGTCGTTCGTGATGATACCCTGATAATAATTGTTAGACGCGACCGCGGTGTCGTTCGGGTTGCCGATGCGCGTGGCCGGCACGAGTTGGAGTTTGAGACCTTCGCCACTGCGCCGAATCACGAAGCCACAATCGCCGTCAATCGGCCGTTCCTCGGCTGCGAGTTGCACCAGTTTCTTGAAGCTGTGACGGTTGGTTACGTCGCAGTTTTTGCACCACGCATGAAAGTAATCGTCGATGACGCGGTTGTAATCGCGGTCGCCGGTCGTCGGTGAGTATTCGTGCGGCGTGAGGTAGAGTCCAAATTTTCGCGACACTTCACGAATCTCGGGTGCGTTGTCCACGAGGTCGCGAGCTTCATACATGAGCACGACGCGGTCCCGCTGATTCTGCGAGCTCTCGGCCGGCTGAGCGTACTGCTTCGGCGAATACAGTCGATTGGTGCGCGCCGCGTTGTATTCGAACAGCGACTTCTGGACGCGAGCCTCGAGACGCTTGAGCGCCCACGTCGGCGCGATGTTTTCGAGCGCGCGATCAAGCCAAGGTTTTTGCGCGACCAATTTTGACGCGTCGAAGAAGTCGTTGCTCATGGTTTTTAGTTGCCGTTGAAGCTGATGAAGGTCGTATCCGTTGACGTTCCGGCCGCGTCGGTCAATGCGTCTTGCAAATTGCCGAGCATGTTGTTGAGCGCGTTCAAGTCCGCCCGGCTCACGCTTTTCCCGTTGAGCGAGTAACTCTGGTTAAGCAACACCGCCTGTATCGCATCGAGCGTCTTGGTTTTCAGCGCCGTCAGCGTCGCGGTGTCCAGTCCGAGAAATGGGTTGTCGAGCATACCTGTGCTCGAAACGTCAAACCGGCCCTTCTATTGGCTCGGCGCAGGCAGAACAGCTAGAAGCGTTTGGTGATCTTTTCCGTCGATGTGCCATCTCCATCCGTGTATTGTTTCGCACGCACGCTTTCTCCTCGGCGACAAAGCGCCAAGCAATCTTACCATACGCGGCACTGGCCTCCCCTTTGTCGGCCTCAAACACTCTAGTTGATGCGGCGTAAACAAGTGCTTATTCGTTTCAATAAAGGCGATAAGGTTTCGGAACTTGAACACTTGGCCGCATGGAGATATTAAACTCCAAAACATAGCATTTTCGTGAAATTCCTTTTTTTCTCTCGCGGTTTTCCAAGCCTTCTCGCGCACCTCTGAGCTGTGTAAAATTTTTCTTTGTTTAATATTAAAGACCTCTTTAACCGAGAGGATACCTTTTTTCCTTCGATACCTTTTTTCATTAGCTCTGTATTTTTCCGGATTCTCTAATCTTAATTGCTTAATTCGTTTATTTCGCCTAGCGCGATTTTCTGGAATTGAATACCATTTCGCATTGCGTTGTGATGAGGTCATAAATAGAATTGATTTTGCCCTATTCCTTCGGCGCCGCGTAGCGGATCACGTTCGCGATCGTCGCCATGCAGAGCATCATCGCCGAGGTGTCGAGTCCGTGGTTCGGCGCGTTGCTTTTTACCTCACGCCATTCCCAGACGCCGGTTCGGATCTCGACCTTTGACTCACCCTTGAGGTGCTCGAGGTAGAGCGGGTTGACGTCGGCGGGCATCAGCCATTTGAGATCGCCCTTGGCCTCGAGCGCGTTCGCCAGGAGGTCCTTGAAATAGTCGCCGCTCCAGTCGTAGTAATACACGTCGCCGCCGCGGTAGTCGCTCACCCGGGGCTCCGAGAACGGGAAGTTGACCAGCGCATCGGTGTGCTCGTCGCGCATCGTCCAGGTCTTGCGAGCGTGCCCGCGCATCCCGCGCCATCCGAAGTCCGCGCAGTCTCGGTCCACGTCGGCCGGCCGATAGCCTCGATCCTGCGCCACGCAGCCATCCTGGACCTTGTAGCGATATTGCATTTGCCGCAGTTGGTCCCGCGTCTCGATGCGCCCGAAGTAAAGCTGTTTGTAGGTTGGACCGGTCAACGAACTAAAGGCGCCGATCTCGACCCACCAGTGATCTTGCTGTCGATCGATGGCCATGAAGCGAATGACCTCGCCCTCGATTCCTTCGCCATTGCTGAACTGGGCGACAGTATAGTCGGACGCCTGGACAAATAGGTTCACCACTTTTTTCTCAACGATCCACGGCCTTGCCTCGCGCTTCGTCTTGAATTCAATCTTCATCATGTCGTCGCCCTGGCGCACGTGATGGTTGTCCGCCTGGCAGAATTCTTCGACCAGTAGCCGCATCGGCCGGCTGACCAAAGACTCGACGCGAAAGCTCTGGATCTCGGCCGGCGCCGACGGGTTCAGCGGCACGAATCGCCCGGCGCGCTTCCATCCGGTCCGCGTCGTGTCCGTGTCCGGCGACTCGTGGCCGCAATGCGGGCAGCGGAAACGGCAGGACTCGACCGCTCGCGCCACGTCCCAGGTCTCATCGTCGCGCTTTGCCGCCGCATCCCAGACCACGCCGCCGCGGAGTCCGGTGTCTTC